TTAAACTAAACTTTGAAGATCACACAGCTGATAGCCTGAAGAATATCATCAACATGCTTTACAGCAAGCAGCGGCTTATCATGATGGCTTTTGAAACAGAGGAAGCCTTCATGGATGATGGGTTTGCAGAAGACCTGAACAAGCCAGAGATTAAGGATTTAGAGGGACTTAAAGAAGCCCTTGAAGAACTGGGGACAAACAGGTGTCCAGGATTTCAGATTGATTTTGATGAGAAGATGTTCACCTTCAAACTTCACAGCTCAAACTTGAATCCAGAAAGGATCAAGGCGTTTCAGGATTTATGTGTTCTCATAGCGAACTACGGAAGAACCTTAAACCGCGCATCCTACAAACAGGCCCAAGATGATAATCCAAAGTATGCCCTTAGAACCTGGCTGATCCGTATCGGGATGAATGGACCGGAGTATAAGGAAACCAGAAAGACACTCCTAAAGCACCTGGAAGGAAGTGGTGCTTTTAGAAAGGTGGATGAAAATGATGAAACCTAAATGCAGACTCATTGGTGAGAACGGTAACATCTTTAATCTCATGGGGATTGTATCACGAACCCTAAAGGAAGCTGGGGAGCCTGAAAAGGCAGATGAAATGATTAAGCGAATCATGAGTGGTGCTAAGAGCTATGATGAGGCCCTGGCTATGTTGATGGAATATGTAGACATAGAGTAGGAGGTGTGAGTAGATGGATCGATTTTTTAGTCAAAAAAATTGTGACCGCTGCGGTGGCAGCTTAGAAGATGGACGAATCATGTCCATGTTCAATGAGCAGTGTATCTGCATGAGTTGCAAAGAGAAGGAAACAAAAGACCCTGAATACAAAAGGGCCGTGGAAGCAGATCATGAGGAGATTCGAAAAGGGAACTTTAATTATAAAGGAATCCGTGGAGAGTAATACTTGACTAATTTAGCCTTCAGAGTGATATATGTATATACCAAAACGAAGGGGGCAAAAGGAATGGAGATTTTCTACACAGTAACGATGCAAACGAAAGCGGGTAAGAAGCTATACCTCAGCATGTGGGATGGCCACCCAAAATGGACCTTTGATTTTGACGAAGCCTGCTACTGGGACAACGAAGAGATGGCAGAGAAGTTTTCAAAAGAATGGTTCAAAAGATTCACAGGATGGGCAGTTGAAGAAATTAAAATCGACATAAACAAAGTGAATTAATAACATTTGGAGCCTGAAAATGGCTCTTTTTCTTTGCAGTAAATGAAGGAGGTGAAAGTTATGGCAGGTAGAGGAAGACCACCAAAACCTACAGCGGTCAAAGAGCTGGAAGGCAATCCAGGAAAAAGACCACTGAATAAGAACGAACCAAAACCAAAACAGATAGCACCCAAGTGCCCGTCATGGCTGGAACCGGATGCCAAGAAAGAATGGAGAAGGCTATCAAAAGAACTGGAAGCCATGGGACTACTGACTCAAGTGGATATGGCAGCCTTTGCCGGGTACTGTCAAGCCTACGCTAGATGGAAGGAAGCAGAGGAATTCATCTCTAAGCATGGATCCATTTTGAAGACCTCTTCAGGATACATTCAGCAGATCCCTCAAGTATCCATTGCCCAGCAAAACCTAAAACAGATGAGAAACTTCTGTTCAGAGCTTGGCCTTAGCCCATCGGCCCGAAGCAGACTCAACATCAATAACAGTGGTAACACCATCGAGGGCGATGCCATGGAAGAGCTGCTTTCAAATGTACCAAAGGCGGAGGACATTCTAAAAAAGAGTAAGGAAGACTAATTTGAAAGGAGGAGACGCCTATGCCATTTAGTGAAGCTCATGCCAACCACGCCATTAACTTTATCGAACAACTGAAGCTGACCAAAGGCAGATGGGCCGGTCAGCCTTTTAAGTTACTTCCCTGGGAGAAGGACCTGGTTAGGCGCCTCTTTGGAACTTTGAGAGAAGATGGTACCCGCCAGTACCGAACCGCTTATGTGGAGATTGGTAAGAAAAACGGTAAGTCGGAGCTGGGCGCAGCCATTGCCCTTTACATGCTTCTTGCTGATGGGGAACCTAATGCTGAAGTGTATGTAGCCGCTTGTGATAGACAACAGGCTAGTATTATTTTCAACACCAGTATGAACTTCGTGGAAGGGAATCCAACTCTATCAAAAGTTACGAATCTGGTGAGATCCACAAAGCGAATCACCTACCCAAAGACAGGAAGTTTCTATCAGGTACTAAGTTCCGATGTTAAATCAAAATCCGGTATTAATGCTTCTTGTGTTATTCTTGATGAGATTTGGACCTATCCGAATCCGGACCTAGCCAAGATGCTAACCACCGGTTCAGGAGATGCTAGAACCCAGCCTCTCTTTTTATATCTCACCACTGCAGGGAATCAACTCTCCGGCTATGGCTGGGAGATGCATCAAAAGGCGAAAGACATACTGGAAGGCAAAAGAGTAGACCCGACATTCCTCGCCATTATTTATGGGCTTGAGGATGATGCGGATATTGAAGACGAAAACAACTGGTATAAGGCCAACCCAAGTCTTGGTCATACCATTTCTATAGAGAGGGTCAGGGAGCACTACAATCAAGTCAAAGACGATCCGGCAGATCTAGCCTTGTTTAAACAACTTAGACTGAACATGTGGTTAAAGCAGGAAATCAAATGGATGCCCATGGATAAATGGGACCTTTGTAATTTCACTGTAGACCCGGAAGAACTGAAAGGGCGAGTCTGCTACGGAGGTCTTGACCTATCCTCAACCAGTGACATCACAGCCTTTGTGCTGGTGTTCCCACCTCAAGAGGAAGGAGATAAGTTTCAGGTGATCCCATACTTTTGGCTGCCAGAAGAAACTCTACATCAACGGATGAAAAGAGATAGCGTTCCCTATGACATCTGGCACAGACAGGGACTTCTTAATCTTACAGAAGGAAACGTGGTCCACTATGGATTTATCGAAAAGTTCATCGAGCGACTTGGTGAGAAATATAACATCAGAGAAATCGTCTATGACCGGTGGGGTGCTACGCAGATGAGTCAGAACTTAGAGGGGATGGGCTTTACCGTGGTGCCTTTTGGCCAGGGTTTTAAGGATATGTCACCACCGACAAAGGACCTCATGAGACTCACCTTAAGCAAGCAGATAGCCCATGGTGGGCATCCGGTCTTAAGATGGATGGCAGATAACATTGTGGTCAGAACGGACCCTGCTGGTAACATCAAGGTGGATAAGGAAAAATCCTCAGAAAAAATCGATGGTATCGTGGCCATGATCATGGGACTTGCCAGAGCAACGGTGAATCCGCCGGATGATGATGGGTCCATTTACGATGAACGCGACATGATCGTTTTAGGATAGAAGGGGGTGAACATAGATTATGGCGAACTTTTTTAAATGGCTTTTTAAGGCGAGGGCAGAACCTACAGATAGTGTCAGCAGCGCACCAAACTTTTATATGGGTCAAAGTATATCGGGGAAAATTGTTAACGAGCGAAGTTCTATGCAGACCACTGCAGTCTTTGCCTGTGTGCGAATCATTGCTGAGACGGTGGCATCTTTACCCCTTCACACTTACAGGTATCAAGGTGACGGCAAAGAAAAGCTGTACACCCACCCGCTGTATAGGATTTTACATGATGAACCAAACCCGGAGATGACCTCCTTTACTTTAAGAGAAACCATGATGACCCACCTTCTTCTATGGGGAAACGCCTATTGCCAGATTATTAGAAATGGTAAAGGAGAAGTGGTGCATCTTTATCCCCTGCTTCCCGACAAAATGACGGTGGATCGAGATAAGAATGGCAATCTCTACTACGCTTACAGGAAGGACACCACCACTCATTATCTAGGACCAGAAGATGTTCTGCATGTACCAGGTCTTGGTTTTGATGGTGTCATGGGTTATTCACCAGTGGCCCTTGCGAAAAATGCCATTGGACTTAACATTGCCGCTGAAGAATATGGTGGTAGATTCTTTGCCAACAACGCTACACCAAGCGGTATTCTTTCAACATCAGGAACCATCAAGGATCCTTCAAAAGTGAGAGATGCCTGGCAGGCAGCCTATGGAGGAAGTGGAAACAGCAATAAGGTGGCAGTCCTTGAAGATGGCCTTCAGTACCAAGCCATCAGTATGCCAAACTCTGATGCGCAGTTTCTAGAGACGAGGAAGTTTCAGATCGAAGAGATTTGTAGAATCTTTCAGGTGCCACCCCATATGGTGGCGGACCTTAGCAAGAGTTCATTCAGCAATATTGAAAACCAATCCATCAGCTTTGTGGTCCATACTATTAGGCCGTGGCTGGTTCGAATAGAGCAGGCAATGAACAAGAAGCTCTTTCTTGAGAAAGAGAAAGGTCAGTGTTTCGTGTCTTTCAATGCATCGGCACTGATGCGAGGGGATTATAAATCCAGGATGGATGGTTACGCCATCGGTATTCAGAATGGTTTTTTCTCCGTTAATGATGTAAGAAGGATGGAGAACATGGATCCAATCTCTGAAGAAGATGGTGGAGACCTGTATCTTGTGAATGGCAACATGCTACCTCTTAAGATGGCCGGAGCCTATGCAAAGAAAGCCATAGATGAGTCTGGTGGTGATGAGCTTTGATGATAAGTGTATAACTTGGCCCATTTCTGTGGACAACTAGAAAACAAATTGGAAGTATCAACAGCATTTCTCAAAATCGAGGAGTGCTTTTTTAATGCCCGAAAGGAGGTCGATTAGATGGATAAATTTTGGCGATGGGTGGTGAATGAAGCCGACGAGCCTACAGTGAGAACCTTGCACCTTGAAGGATACATTGCAGAGTCCTCTTGGTTTGACGATGATATCACCCCTAAACAGTTTAAGACGGAGCTTTATGATAGTGGATCTAAAGCAGATGACATTGTTGTAAAGATACATTCACCGGGTGGAGACACCTTCGCTGCAGCGCAGATTTACAACATGCTGAGGGAATACCCCGGCAAGGTTAGTGTGCATATTGATGGACTTGCAGCCAGTGCCGCTTCTGTCATTGCCATGGCGGGAGATGAAGTGTGTGTTTCTCCACTGTCAGTAATCATGATCCATAACCCAGCCATGCTTATTGCTGGTGAGGTGGCGGATCTGCAGGTGGGAATTAATCTCCTCAGTGAAGTAAAAGAGAGTATTATCAATGCTTATCAGACAAAGACGGGACTTTCCAGAGCGAAAATCTCACACATGATGGACGCTGAAACCTGGATGAGTGCCCATAAGGCCATCGAGCTGAAGTTTGCCGACAAGATTCTCTATGAATCAGAACCGGTAGATGAAGGTTCCGGTGGCTTTATCTTTGACCAGATGACAGTGACAAATGCTCTAAGGAACAAACTCCCAGGCATTCAGGCGAGGATGAAATACCTAAAAGCACATGATGATGACGCTAGAACTAAGGAGCCAGAAAAGAGCGTAGAACCTGCACCGCAAGGTGAAGACGATTTGAAGGCTCCTGCCCATTCAGTAAACCAGATCCCTATTGCCCAGCTGGAAAGACGGCTGGAGCTGATTAAAAATTGGAGGTAATGAATATGAGTAAAATTCAAGAACTAAGAGAGAAACGTGCCAAGGTTTGGGCGCAGGCAAAAACGTTCCTTGATGAACATCGTCAGGAGAATGGTCTGATCAAACCTGAGGACAATGCCGTCTATGAAAAGATGGAAGATGAAGTGGTCAGCC